CTTTGCTGACCTGCGCTACTATGATTGGAACTGGCACCCAAACGTCGAAGAACCTTACTATTCCGACCCCAAACTTCAACAATATGTTGAACACATGTACTCCCTCGGACTTATCGACGACGCTCGCCTCTCATTCGGTAACCTAAAAGACTTTGTCTTCATGGATACCCGACATTATCTCCATCTCATCAAGAATGGCCTCATCTCAGACCCCAACCAACTCTGGCCCATCATGAAAATTCATGTCAAACCTGCTCTTACCACTCCTGACGAAACGAAAATCCGTGTTATCTACGGTGTTTCGAAACGTCACATCCTCGCTCAGGCAATGTTTTTCTGGCCATTGTTCCGTTACTATATTGAAGACCACTCCTCCCCTCTCCTCTGGGGATACGAGACACTCACTGGTGGCATGGCTCGCCTCAACACGCTCATGTCCATCCCGCGTCTCTATTTCAGAACTTTCGTCACAATCGACTGGTCTGGCTTCGACCTCCGATCTCTCTTCTCAATCCAACGAGAAATATTTGATGATTGGCGCGAATACTTCGTCTTCGATCAAGGCTATATCCCAACACGCACGTACAAATCAACGTCCACCGACCCTACCCGGCTCGAAAGACTTTGGAACTGGCAACGCGACGCATGCTTCAACATGCCTTTCGTTCTTCCTGACCACTCAACGTACAACCGCGTCTTCAGATCCATCCCATCTGGCCTATTCGTAACGCAATTCCTCGACTCCCACTACAACCTCATCATGATTTACACAATCTTAGATGCTATGGGTTTCGACATATCACAAATCAAAATCCTCGTCCAAGGAGATGACTCACTAGTTCTATTACTGTTCTTCATCCCTGCGGATCAACACGATGCATTCAAACAACGCTTTCAAGAGCTTGCAACCTACTACTTTGATCACATTGCACGCCCGGAAAAGACCGCTCTCACTAACACACCACAAGGTGTCGAAGTACTCGGCTACTCCAACCAAAACGGCTACCCAACACGCAACATGACCAAACTGCTCGCTCAGTTGTATCATCCTCGAAACGTAGACAAACGCAATTGGAAATCTCTTCTAATGGCTAAAGTCTGTGGCTTCGCTTACGCATCCATGTACCAAGATTCTTCTGTGATCGACTTCCTCCGTCAAATTTACAACGACCTCAAACGCAAAGGGTTCACACCCAAAGCTGGTCGCGTCATGCGAGACATTGTCTTGTTCGGCGAATCTGAATTTGAAGTCCCTCTTGACCACTTCCCCACCCACGAAGAAGTGACCAGGCATTTACGTATCCCGTATCAGCGAACACAAGCTGACCGTGATCACTACTTTCCTTCCTGGCACTTTCTCGACACGAAGTGATCCGCTGATTCCGTACAATCCGCTTTAAACCGAAAAAAAC